ACATGGCACGTTACATTTGCATATGACAATGATACAGCTATGGGTATCGACAATGAAGGCAGTCTTACTTTGAAATATGGGTATATGGATTATGATAAGCTTGGAACCAGAGACGTATTCAATGCAGCTGACGCAGTGGTCTTCTGCATGATGTGGAAGTCATTCCCGGCAGAAATGAAAGAAATGTTCCTTCAGTTAGAAAATGCAGGAGCATGGAATCTCGATGCTTTTGCTGATCTCTGCGACGAACAGCAGGCACTTGCATGTGAATCCTTATGGATCGAAGATGCATGGAGAAAAGATATTGATACATTGACAGTAAACGGTTCTACAGCATACATTTCTATGCTGAATGGGAAGAAGAGACTACAGAGAAGAAACTTTCTGCATTATCAGAGACCATTCATCAGTTCCTATTTCTGTTCTTCCTTCTCTCAGTCAAACAGAGCGACTATCAGAGGCTATACTCCAGACGGAGATCTTGCTGTTCCAGCAGAGAGTAAGATGTGGATCACTCCATATAGTGACCTTTGGGTGACTGTACAGGCAGGTACTACATACTACGTCAAAAGAGCGGTTGCTGGAGAAACTGTAGAACTCCAGCTTGGTACTTCCAAACTGAATAACACAGAAATCTATCCGATGGATGCAGCTTTCCTGAAAGATCTTGGTCCTCTTGCAGGTCTTTATCCTGGTTATATTGATGTATCCCCGTGCCCGAAGTTGACAAGGGCAGATATCGGAAGTAGTGTTTCTGGATATCTGAATACAAACCTGACTGACGTTGGACTTGAAAATGCCATGAATCTTGAGTATGTAAATATCGAGAACTGTCCGAATTTCAAAAAAGAACTTGGCCTTGCGAAGAATGTCAATGTTAAAGAATGTTATTCCAGAGGAAGTGGCGTGACAGGTGTTACGTTCGCTGACCATGGAAGACTGCAGAAAGCATATCTGAATGCAGTAACATCCATCACAGCGAAGAATCTTCTCTACGTTGCAGAGTTTACGTTACAGAATTATGAGAGCCTTCTTTCTTTGAATGTGGTGAACAGTCCGTCTATCAATACCTTGGATATTGCAACAAGAGCGGTGAATATGATCCGTGTACGTCTGCTCGAGATTGTATGGATAACAACAGTAAAAGCATACACCACACTGATGCGTCTGCAGAAGATGAGCGGCATTGATGAAGCTGGTTATAACGCAGAGAAAGCAGTGGTTACCGGCTCTGTATTCTTTGATGCTATCTCTCAGACCAAATACGACACCTTGGTCAATGCACTTCCTGATGTAAATTTCACATACGGAGAATTTTTGGAAGAGCACACGGTAACCTTCTGTAACTATGATGGAACAGTGTTGAATGTTCAGAAAGTAGAACATGGAGGTACAGCAGAAGACCCAATTACGGTAGGATACATCAAGACTCCAGTAAAAGAGCCGGATGATGATTTTTCGTACACTTATTTCAAGTGGGATGTGCCGCTTGAGAATATCGTAGAAGACGTTACGGTTACTGCAACCTACACACAGTCTATCAGAATCAACCTTGTACGTTATCTGAAAGATGGAGAAGTCCTTCAGACTTATAATGTGCCAGCACATGGTTCCTGTGCATATGTTGGAGAAGACCTTGTGAAATCCGGCTATGTATGGATCGGATGGGATAAGGTTGCAGAAGATGTCGTGGAAGATATGGACATCAATGCAGTATTCATCTATCCGAAGCTTCCGGCTACGGTAAAGGATCTTACGAAGTATGATTATGCATACTCCGATGACCCTGATGACAATTCAGCCTATACTTTTGGAGAACTGTATTCCATCTTCAAGATGGGACGTGCTGTTGACTATGGGTTTGGCCCAGGAGTCTTATTGAAATTGATTCCAAGAAAGGCTCTTGCAAACGGATTGATTACTGACACAAGCATGGTATTCCGCTATCATGCAAAAGGGCATTATGCTCTTGCTGATGGTTCCGGCATGAGTAATGGAGACTTTTATATGGTCGGAGTCATGACAGCGAACAGGAAAATGAACAGTACAAATACGAACGTAGGGGGCTGGGATGCCTGTGAGCTTAGAACTTGGCTGAATGACACGTTATTCCCAACGTTCGAACCGGGATGGAGAAACTTTATTTCTTTATCAGATACGTTGGCCAATGCCGGAAATCAGTCTTCCAACATTACAACATCTAAGGATTATCTGAGAATTCCGTCTCATGCAGAAGTCGGTTTTGATGTGGCTGCTGTTCCATACAAAAATGAAATTGATGCGAACGCAGAGGAAGTTACATTCTCCTGTTATACGGATAATAATTCTCGTATTAAGAAGCAGTTCAATGGAGAGGGTTCAGCACAGTACTGGTGGCTGCGGTCTGCGGATGCGGGCGGCTCTGTCGCCTTTCGCGCGGTCTATTACAATGGCTATTCTAATCCTGGTAACGCTAACCTTTCTTATGGCGTGTGCGTGGGCTTCTCAGTATAATCTGTATATCTTTATAATCAAGCCGGCCTTGTGCCGGCGGGTAAAAAAAGATGTTAAAAAATATCGAAATGTGATATTATTTTCTCCGGAGGTGCCAGTGTATGAGCGTATTATCGAGATATAGAAATGAGTCAAAAGTAGACTTTCTTTATACGGCAAGACAGCTTGCCGTAAGTGTAATCAAATCATGTGTAGATTCCAAGAAAGGAAGATATACGGCGACGGTCTCTGAACCAGTTGCCCAATCAGCATGGAAGGTATACGAACATGTGAAGAGAGCAAATTCTATATATCCTACGAATCAGCATGAAGCACAGCTCCGGAGAGATCAGTTTCTTCTTGCGAAAGCAGAACTGTATGTTCTGGATTCCAAAATCGGAGTCGCTCATGAATTTTATCATTTCAGTGATCACGATTTAGATGAAATGGGTTCATTCATTGACAATGAAATGAAATTGATTGAAAAAATGTTAGATTCTGACCGGAAGAGATATAAGAATCTTCCACTATGAATTGGTTTTATCCTGTATGATTTTAGTACTGGTGGCTGCGGTCTGCGGATGCGGGCGGCTCTGTCGCCTTTCGCGCGGTCAATAACAATGGCAATTCTAATACTAATAACGCTAACAATTCTAATGGCGTGTGCGTGGGATCCTGTCCTTTCTACAAAGTAATCCCATGCGGGAGGAAATAAGAAACAGGATAGAAGGAGGATAAGACCTTCCTACTGAAAAGTGGGTAAATATACGTTCCGATGGGTCTGGGAGGACGCTGCTTGCATGGCTGGAGTTGCCTGATTATCTCCAGTTTCATTCCCAGTGACCCTATGCAGCTAGTCGGAAAATCGGGAATCATGCTGTACGGGGCAAGTTTTTAAGGAGCAGTTATGACGAGCGAGGAAAGAAGAGAGGCTCGTTATCAAAGAAGAAAAGCTGCAAGAGATGCCAATAAGGCAAAAGATAAAGAGATGCAAGACTTTAAGAAAATCTTTACTACAGACCATCTCTTCAAATCTTACAGAAAGTGCATAAAAGGGGTTAAGTGGAAGGCAAGTACTCAGAAGTACATTGACAATGCTACCCTTACATTGTACCGGACAAAGAAGAGTCTTCTTAATGGGACATTCAGATCAGATGGTTTCTATGAATTTGATCTGTATGAAAGAGGAAAACATCGACATATCAGCAGTGTTACCATTAAGGAAAGAGTTGTCCAGAGATGCCTCTGTGATTATAGTCTGGTTCCGTTGATGAGCAAAACGTTCATTTATGACAATGGAGCCAGCCTTGATAAGAGAGGCTATCATTTTGCCATTCGCAGATTGGTAAGACATTTGCAGTATCATTACAGAAAACATGGACAGGAAGGATATATCCTGCTGTTCGATTTTACAAAATTCTTCGATAACGTGTCTCATAAGGTTGTTGAATGGTTATTACGCAAACAATATCAGGATAAGTGGACATTGGGACTTATCCTTCATTTTGTGCGCTCATTTGGCAATGTTGGTATGGGTCTGGGAAGCCAGATCAGTCAGACTCTCGCCGTTGCATCTGCAAATCCTTTGGACCATTATGTAAAAGAAAAACAGAGAATCAAGGGCTATGCACGTTACATGGATGATGGATATCTCATTCATCATGACAAAGAGTATCTGCAGAAATGTTTAGATGAAATCGTGAAAATATGCCAGATTCTCGACATAAAAATCAATATGAGGAAGACTCAGATTGTAAAGCTGAGCCATGGATTTACATGGTTGAAATGCAGATTTTATCTTCTGGAATCCGGAAAGGTAGTACGGAAGATCTATAAACGTAGTGTGACGAAGATGAGACAGAAACTAAAGGCTTTCAAGAGACTGTATGATAATAAAGAAATGAACTTCGAACAGTTAAGAGGAAGCCTGCAGAGCTGGCTCTCTTATGCGTTGAATTTTGACGCATGTGGCACAGCAAAGAATACTGTCCTGTTAATTAAAGACTTGTTTGGTGTGGAAGAAACAAAGAAACTTCTGAAAGTAAAGAAACTTCGAAAAAACCGCATCAAACCAAAGATGAGGTATATTCAATACCTTGTCAGACAGATGCAGTATGCATAACAGAAAGGAGGATAAATGTTCTATAAGGCATTGTATGAAGGAAACGTAGTGGATGCTTACGATGGCCTGCAGTATGTCCGTTATGACGACAGGGCAAAGATGTTCCTTCGATGTAAGAAGAACGAAGCCCAGGGCGTTATTGAACGGAATGGGGCTTGTATCTTTCATGTAGATGGATGGCCAGAGTTCCCGGAAGAAGTACAGGAAAGAGTAGAATGTACCATCATTCTTGAAGAAGTGGAGGAAGCAGATTATCTTACACTCAAATCTCTTCTTGATGCTGGACAGACACCGGAGAATCCTGAACCAGAGCCTGAGCCAGAACCGGAAACGGATGAGGAGACCCTTGCATGGGCGAAGAATCGAAAGATTACTTTGTCAAAGACGGTACTCGCCTCTTATCTGGAGGCCAATCCTATTGTATCAACAGCTCATAACGGAGTTCCGGGCACTTATGCGGTTACGAGCGAGAAACAGCAGCTCATGTCCATGAATTATCAGACATACCTTGTTAAAAAGGGCGCAGGCATGGAAGCCGAACTTACCTGGAACGAAACAGGTAAGGAATGCGAAGTATGGACGGAGACAGAATTTGTGCAGCTGATTATTGAAATCGAAGCATATGTGAAACCTCTTGTATCGAAACAGCAGTCCATTGAGATGCAGGTACAGGCAGCGGAGACTCTCCGGGAGGTGGATGAAATTGAAATCGTTTATTAAGATGTTCGCCCTTTTTATAATTGGCGGACTTATTTATTTTGTGCTGGAAATGCTCTTCCGAGGCAGATCGCACTGGACAATGGTGGTTGTCGGTGGGGTCTGTTTTTTAATTTGTGGAGCAATCAATGAAATATTCGATTATGATATGTCGTTGTTGAAACAGGGGACAATCTGTGCTGCACTGGTCACAGGAGTAGAGCTTGTTGCCGGCATCATCATTAATCTTTGGATGGGACTGAATGTCTGGGATTACAGTAATATGCCATTGAACCTGTTTGGCCAGATATGCCTTCCGTTCAGTCTGCTGTGGGTAGGACTTGGAATAGTTGCTGTCATAGTAGACGATTACCTTCGATATTGGCTTTTTGGAGAAGAAAAGCCTCACTATAAGTTGATTCCTTAAGAGCCAGAAATGGCTCTTTTTTTGATGGAAAATATCAAGGGAAGGAGGTTAAACGGTGTACGTAGACACACAAATGGTCGTCCAGTTCATCATTCAGGCAGCGGCTGTGCTTGGAGCATTAGGTGCTCTTTGCGGTGCGCTATATGGAATAATCCTGTGGTTTCAGAAACAAGGGAAGCAGTCTGTAGACATCGAAAAGCTTCAGGAAAAAGAAAAAGAAGATATTGATCGGCTGAAAAAGGAGGAAAAGGAAGATATCCGTCAGCTGAGAGATATGCATTCTGAAGACATGAAACAGATCAATGCAGAACTATGTGTTATCAGCTATGCGATGTTGGCATGTCTGGACGGCTTGAAACAGAAAGGATGTAATGGCCCTGTTACGGATGCGTATAATCGTCTGGAAAAGCATCTGAATAAACAGGCACACAATGTAGAATAAAGGAGGAAAAATCATGGAATTATTAGAAATTTTTAAGCAGATTCCAATGCCAATCTTATTGTTGGCAGTAGTAGTATTATTAGTTGTCACTCTGGTAATTGGTTACCAGTATCTGAAGCAAAAAGGTCTTGAAGGCATTAGAAATGATGTTTATCAGCTCATTCGTGTCGCCGAACATAAATATAATGGATCTGCAGAAGGAAAGCGGAAGTTAAAATGGGTTGTATCACAGGCGAGATTGCTCTTGCCGAAATGGCTTCAGCTTATCCTTACAGAGACAGCACTGGAGAAAATTATTGATAAATGGTTCAAAGGAGTCAAGGATCTGTTGGATGATGGGAAGGTAAATAATTCAGTAAGGGAATAAATGAAATCGATTGAGGAGGGCTGAAATCAGCTCTCCTCTGTTTTTTGTTTGAAGGAGGTATATTTTATGGCAAGAACAGCACAGTCCTATCTGGACGTATGGAGAGGTTGGAGAGGATACAGTGAAAAGAACGGGATGCACAAAGTCATCATTGACCTGTACAACAGTAAAAAACCTTTGCCACGAAATTATAAAGTACAATATGATGATGAATGGTGCGATACTACCGTTTCAGCAGCCGCAATCAAAGCAGACATGGTCGACCTTATTGGCAGAGAATGTTCCTGTGAAAGACACATCGAAATTTTCAAAGAACTTGGCATTTGGGAAGAAGATGGAACCATTACTCCGAAGCCGGGCTACATTATCGTATATAATTGGAATGATGGAACCCAGCCGAACGATGGATGGGCTGACCATATCGGTGTTGTAGAAGAAGTGAAGAATGGCCAGATTACTGTAATTGAGGGAAACAGAGGTCAGGCGGTGTCCGACAGAGTCATTTCTGTAGGAAATGGCTATATCAGAGGATATGCAATTCCTGATTATGAGAAAGAAACTGATCAGACACCTTCCTACAGTTCTGTTCTGGAGGATATTGGAGAACTGAACAGAGAAGTAATGTGGACAGGTACCGTAAATGCGACAGAACTGAATGTACGAAGCTGGCCAGGAACTGAGAATAAGAAGCTTGTTTCTTATCCGGTAATCAAACAGGGTAAAAAAGTCGGAGTATGTGCTACTGTCAGAGACAAAGATGGAGATCCATGGTATTTTGTAAAAATCTCTGGAGACAAGGGAGACAAGTTTGGTTTTGTATCAGCTGTATATATTACCAAGCTGGCGGTGAGTAAGCCGGACGAACTGAAAGACGATGGTAAGATTACCAAGACTGTACAGTTCAAAGGAAAGGTAACAGCCAGCAGCCTGAACGTACGTACATGGGCAGGAACAAATAATGCAAAACTCAAATCTGTGCCATCCATCAAGAAGGGCGAAGTAGTAGAAGTCTGCGATGTAGTCAATGCAAAAGACGGATCCAGATGGTATTATGTCCGAATTGATGGAAAAGTGTACGGTTTTGTACATTCTGCTTATATAAAAGCAATCTAGTTATTGTTGGAAATCATTTGTCGAATATAACGTAATCCGTTATTTTTTAACAAATTCTATTATTAGATACCAATAAATGGTATTTTCTAATGGAAGGAGCAATGGCAAATGATAAAAATTTTACTGTCAAGAAAGCTTGGCGAAATGCGATGGACCCAAGCTGATCTGGCAAGAGCAACAGGAATTCGGCCCAATACGATTAATGAGTTGTACCACGAACTTGTAGAAAGAGTGAACATCGAACATCTTGATTTGATTTGCGAAGCTCTGGACTGCGAGTTGGACGAATTGATCATAAGGGTACCGAATGACGAGACCAGTATTCTTCATACTCGGCAAGGAACGAAGAAAGGCACCGCCAGTGCTGCAACACGTGCGGTGCCAAAAAGAAAGAGGGATTAAAATATCCCTCTTCTCATTTCTTGCCAGTTCTGGAATAGGAATTTATCCAGATAATCTAAATCAAGTCCGGTATCGATATACCCTTGCCGGATAGTATCCACGTAAAACTCAGATGGTCTCCCCGGGAGAGCATCTTTTCTCATTATATAGACCATTCCTTTTGTGCGAGAACCGTCCTGAAGCGTCACAAAGACATTCTGCTTGTGATAAAAGGTCGGGTATCCTTCATATCTATCAAGGTTTTTCTCATCCTTACCGCTGATTTCCCACACTCCTACAGGCACGATGCTCCCTTTCTTTCTATAGATGGTGGCGTAAGAGCCAGTATGGCTCCCACGAAAGACCAGTCCCCA